TTGCCATATATCATCAGGTGTAATTGAATCAGGTACTTTAATGTAATACTCATAACTGGTCATTGAGTTAGCAGTAATACGAAAATATTTATGTTTAGTCATTGTAATTCTCCTAAGAAATCTTCAAATTTTTTCATTACAATTCTTTGATTTTCTTCAGCTTCATTTGCAACTGAAGGCAATTCTTGTGCATTTGGTACGCATTGAAAAGCTTTTGTAATTGCTTTACTAACTACTTCTAAATCTTTAGTAGTTCTTATAAAAGAAATAACCATATCAAAATCTTCTTTGAGATTGATACTTGCAATTTCTAAATCTTTTTTTGTTTTGTAGTTCATTTGATTTTTGTATTTGGAAAGTACTGGACTTACATAAATTTACCCACCTAAATCTGCCAATTTAGGATTTAATGCCAGTTAATTAATTAGTGATTCTCATGAGAATTTTTCATCAGGTTTATAAATAAATTTTTCATCAGGGTCATTAAATCTCAAGTAATCTCTAAAATTACATAAATCATTTAATGTTTTTTTGGCAGTTGTATATTCAATATCTGCACCAGCTTCTTCAATTTCATCTAATTTCCATTCCATGTAATAAACAACATCATTAATGGACTCCCAGTTAAATTGATAATTGTATTTATCTTTTCTTTTCATAGTTTTTTTAAATCTTTTTTTAATTTAGTAATCTTTGTTAAAACATTTACTTTTTCTTCTATAGTTAAATCTTTTAACTTTTTCAAACATTTTTCTATTTCACTTTCAACTGTTTCTTTATAAGATTTTATCTCTAAAGCATTATGTATATCAGGTACAACTAATTCATCATAAATTCTGTTATACCATCTATTAGCAGTTGAAGTAGATATTTTAAAATGTGATTCAAAGTATTTTATACAACTTGATCTAGTCTTTTCTTTATCAAGATAATCTTGAGCCAAGTCTTTAGCTTCATGCCTTGATTCTTCCCATTTTTCTTTATCAAGCATTATTTTTCTCCATAATTTCTTTTTCTCTTTTAGTTAGACACTCATAATGAACTCTAAATGCACCATCAGAAAATTCTGTTGGTTCATGATCTAAATAAACATCATAAGGAGTGCAATCATCATCACAGTAAATCTTTTCATCACACCTATCACACTCATGCCAGTTACATTCTGGACATAACCACCCTATGTATTCATCATTATCGGCAGGTATTCTATTTATAAATAAACCAGTACCAAAAGCAGTAGATTTTAAACACTCAACGCATTTATCCCCTATATCAACTTGTTTACATTTATAAGTCATTCTTCTATTTCCTCTAAATCCATTGTTAATTTTTTAAAACCCTCTATATCATCACAATAAGGATTTTCTTTTTGTATCTTTTCAATCCGATTCATAGCGTGAACCTGATATTCATAAGTATGTGCAGCTAAATGATTTATCAAGCGAATAATAGTTACTTGATGTTCTTCCATTAACTGATCTATTCTGCAATTCATAGCAATAATGTGTTTCATAATTAATTAAAATTTAGTTTTAGTTGTTGTTTATTCATTAATTCTTTTTTATCTTTTTCTTTCTGTTTTCTATCTAATAAATCAATACCATCTTTCCCTAATGTATTTCCTAAGTTGAAGATTATTGTTTCAGATAATGATTCATAAAAATGTAATTCATCAAAATCAAATAATTCAAAACAAGTTCCAATTTGGTTATGATCCCATTCTGAATAATCCTTAGTCCATAAATCTAATCCATTTTTATAGTATGACCAAAAACCTGATCTACTTGTAAACCTATCTTTAATCTTATTTTCTAACTCTTTTTTATAGTTTTTTATTATATATTTAATAAAATCTATACAATGATTTTTTTCTATCTCTATAAAAATTCTATCAGTTTCAAAATTATATTCTCTCGGACTTTTAAAACACTTATAAGTTGCCTTTAATGTAAATCCTTTTAATCTTTCATTAAGTGCATCTATATAAAAATTTGTATAATCTTCAGCAATTTGATTATAAAAATATGATGTATTAACACTTAAATAACTATCTTCTAAGACTTGTTGCTGATTTTCATTTAAATCATATATATCACTATCCCATTCTATTTGTTGCCCTATTTGATGTTCTATATCTGAACTAATAAATGAGTTATAAAAACCATCAAAAGGTATTGTTGATTCTAATTTATTCATTTGAAATACCTTTAATAGTGTTAATAAATTTATTTTTTTTGATAGGTCTATCTCTTTGAATTTTACATTTAGTACCTTTTTTACCTAACGTATTCATAAAAATATCGTTAGTGCTATCGTACTTAGTCATTTTTCTACCCATTAGTCATTCTCCCTTGAAAATTCAATAGCTCTATCCTCTATAACTACTGCTACATAAGGATTAATTTTAATCCAATTACTTAAATCTTTTGGAGATAAACCACTTTCAAGAGAATATTCTCTATAGGCTTTATTCCAGTATTTAGATTTTTCTTTTGAAGTCCAATTCATAATTAATACTCCTCTATCCTTACTAATGAGTATTCATATTCTTCTATCTCTTGATATTCCTTTTCAGAGATAGTATATGGACTATGCTGAACTGTATAATCAATCCTATGTTGAACTTCTTCATTCAACCATTCTTCAGCTTCATATTCAGATTCAAAAGTCTTGATAACTGGCTTTGTGTCAAGTGAATCAATCGCATAGGTAACTTTATAATTCATAATTAATACTCACATTCAAGAATTTTTCTCAACATAACCTCATCATTCAAAGTAAATGCTGTTTGTATTTTTGTATCAATGCCAATTAAAGAAGGATTAACTCCATATTCATTCATAATTGACTGATAAATCAGCCCATTCATGGGTTGCCCATTCATGGACTTAGTTTGTTTTTTGGAAAGTTTCATAATTTATTATGATGTTATGTAAATAGTATATACGTTATTAGTTTATTTGTAAATAAAAAAAGGGTTATTTTTTTAACCCTTTTTCATATTCTTCTTTAAATTTTTCATATTCTTCTTTTGTAATATCGACTATTTTATAATCGAAGTTAAAAGGTTGTAATTTATATAATTTATATTTTTTTTTCATTATAGATTTTTCTCCGCTTCAATAATTATTTTTTTAAAATTTTGTTTCTGTTCTCTAGTCCATTCATCAACTTTTAAATCTCGGCATAATTCAAAAGTTATTTGATCGACTATTTTTGTTAAATAGTCTTTTCTTTCTTTTGATAAACTCATTTTTAAGACTCCCTGAAACTAGGTGCAATTATTCCATAATTACCCCAATCACTATAAAAAGGATAAATTTTATTTTTTCTCATATAGTCAGAATCTATTTTTAAAGTAAATCCTCTACAATCTCCATTAAAAAATACAGGGATATTTTGACTTTTAAAATTTAAAAGTTTATCAACTTTATTTAAAATATCATCAATAATTTTTTCTTGTTGCTCTTCAGTACATTCAATACCATTACAAAAATCAGTTGCTAATTTATGAGCTAGATTTTCTATTTTAAATAATGCCTTACAAAGTTTTATTTCATCAATAGAAGAATCTAAATTAAAAACTCTTTTCAAGTCTTTGCCATGTTCAATAATGTTTTTATACATTATTTCGTTTTTTTCTTTTGTTGTTGTCATAATTAAATATAGATTGACACTATAAGTATAACATCATGCTATTAATAAAACCATTCAATCCTTAAAATTCATTCAATTTTTACCATTCAATGAAATTTTCATTCAATGCTTAAAAATTCATTCATTATTAGCTGACTAATAGACTTAATTTTTTTTATTTTTAATCAAAATTTAAAAAAATTTCTTTTAGTACAAGTTTACTAGTTATCAGGTAACTAGTATTAATGTACTAGTTTTGTACTGGTAGAAAATAATATATATGTACTATAAAAATTATCTAAAAAAAATAACCCTAGATTTTCTCTAGGGTTAATCATTTTTAAATAATCTTAATTATAAATATAACCAACTTCTTCATCATCATAATTATTAATTATTTCTTCCTGTTCTTCTTTGCTCATCTTGTATATTTTAAAACTACTACAACTTTCTGCTAACTCTGGGTTAAGACAATTAAAAGCGAAATTATAAGCATCTTTATCAAACCATTCTTCCATTTCTTGATCATCGAGATAAACTGAAACTTTTAAATCAGTTCCCCTTTTTGTATAGTCTAACCCGATAGCGTCAACTAATTCTTTATAATCAAGATCAATAGTAAAGATGACTTTTTTAAGTTCAGTTTTTGTTGTGGTCATTTGTTTAGTTTAATAATGGTTAATAGTGTTTTTTAAAAAGATATAAATGAGGATGGTTAAACATCCCCAAATAATAAAAGTAGTCATAATAAAATAATTAAAACTATGTAAGGTAATAAAATAAATTTCATTGTTTTAAATCTTTTCTAATTAACATTCTTAAGTATTGGGAAAGATTAACTTCTCCTAATACCTCAATTGACTTAGTAACCAATTGAGCATGTAGCTCAACTGGTAAAGTGCATTTGATTTGTTCTTGTTTGATTTTCATAATTAAAAATAAATTACTTGAGTTGCTAATTGTTTAATTTGTCTTCTTCCAATAGTTCGACCATCTTTTAGTATTGGAAATAATCCAGAGTCAGTCATCGTCCAACCGTTAGTGCAATTTGATATGTCATAAAGATGCACATACCATCTTGTTTCTGGTTTCCATTTAAAAAGATGTCTCCAAGATGATTTTGCGTTTTTAACTGCTTTAAGACAAATTAGCTCTGGGGCATCTTTACTTGATGAATACCAAGAGGAACCAGCAGAAACATAGATAAAACCGAGAATAACTTTATCTTTTCTGTTTTTAATAATCTCAATAGGTTTCGGCATTAGTTGTTAACCTCACTATTAATGTTTTCTACAAAATACTTGGCTAGTTCGTCTTGCTTTTCTTCTGTCATCTTGTCAATCTTGGAAACTATTATTTTAAATAGTTCTTCTAAATATTCCATATCATGAGAATAAGTAACACATAAACTTTTTACATTTTCTAAGATTTGATTTTGAATAATACTATTTTCAAAATAGATTTGTAATTCCTTAGAATCATTTTTAATTTCTACATAAGAATTGTAAGAATTAAAACGAAAGTTAACTTTTAACTTTTCAGTTCTTAGTGTTTGTTTGTCCTCTGTTGGAAATAAATTAATACTGTTCATTTTTGGAAAGTAAAAAATAATTTTTGTTTAGATTAAGTTTAGTATTCTGAAAATTTCTAATTGTTGCTACTTCAGGAACTAAAAAAGATCTAGAAGAATTGAACATATAAAAATAATTAAAGATACTAAACTATTCTAGTTTACCATATTTATACATAAAAGATATAGCAAACCTATAAAAGAACATATTTTTTATTTTGGGTTCTCAGGGGAACAAAATTTTCACTTCTTTGTATTTCTATGGACTCCTTTATACTTCTATATCCTTACGTTCACTGTAAGGCACTTCTATGGCTTTCTATAGGCTTTTATGGACTCTAGGGGTGTAGTAGTACAAAAATTTTTTTATAGGCCAGGGCGGGGAACTTAAATATATATTGATTAATTTTTTGGTTCTACACGAATTGAAAGTTCAGGAGCTTGGATATTAACAGTTTCTACGGATTCGCCTATTACTTTTCCTAGGCTGTCTAAGATTTGTGCTGCTGTTTGAAGTTGACCTTTTTTTACTGCTTTATTGAAGAGTCTTACTCTCATTGCTTGTAAACGAGGGAGGAGAGTTTCTCTATCTTTTTGCCAATCTTCATCATTCCATTTTTTAACTCTATTCCAATCTTCCCAGGCGGTAGTTTCTGAAACTTGTTCTATGTTTGAATGTTCTATTACTAATTGGCGAGTAGTTTTACCTTCAAGTTGTCGTGAGTATAAGCGTTGAGATCTTTTTTGAACTTCGTAAGCTGTTGATCTAGTTCTTTTTTTAGCTGGATTTGCTATTGGATTATTAATTATATTTTCTGGGAAGATAGAAGAAGCCACGGACTTGATCTTAAGAGGGTTAATAATCGAATAATAACCTAAAAAAGGAGGAATAGGCTACAAATAGGGGGTATTAGTTGAATTTTCTGTTATTTTTAGTGTATGACAGCTACAAAACAGCAAGAGATAAGTTTGAAATATGCCCAAGGGGAGGTATTTAATTGTGATAAAAGATTTCGGGTGTTGGTTGCAGGTCGAAGGTTTGGGAAATCATATTTATCCTGTATCGAACTGCTCAGAGGAGCTATTAACAGACCAGGAGAAGTTTATTTTTATTGTGCTCCTACTTATCGTATGGCGAAAGATATTGCGTGGAAGGAATTAAAGAGATTAACACCGAAAGTATGGATTAAGAGCAAGAATGAAACAGATTTAAGGTTGGATTTAATAAATGGATCAAGTATTGAGTTGAAGGGAACAGAAAATGCTATGGCATTAAGAGGTAGAAGTTTAGCTGGTGTTGTGCTGGATGAGGCTGCATTTATGGATAGAGAGGTATGGGCAGAGGTTATAAGACCTGCGTTGGCTGATAAACAGGGATGGGCTTTATTTATTAGTACACCTGATGGTACGGCCAGTTGGTTTTATGATATGTGGTGTTATTGTGGCGAGGAAGAATGGGATGATTGGCAGAGATGGAGTTTTACTACGATAGAAGGGGGTAATGTAAAGGAAGAGGAGGTAGAGGCAGCTAGAGGGCAGTTAGATGCAAGAACATTCAGACAGGAGTTTGAAGCTAGTTTTGAGAATTTAACTGGTCTTGTTGCTGTTAGTTTTGGGGATGAGAATATTGATAAGGAAGTGGCTGATCTATATATGCTTCCTTTGTTAATAGGATTGGACTTTAACGTAGACCCCATGGCTGGAATTTGTGCATATAAGCATGACAATAACCTATATGTGTTTGATGAAATCATGCTAACAGGAGGTGCTACCACATGGGATTTTGCTGAAGAAGTTGTTAGAAGGTATGGAGTGGATCGAAGAGTTATTGCTTGTCCTGATCCTACGGGTAGTGCTAGAAAAACAAGTGGAGTTGGTGTTACTGACCATACAATTCTTAGAAGAAATGGTTTTACTGTTTTAAGTCCTAAATCTCCCTGGAAGATCAGAGATAAGATTACTGCTGTTAATACTGCTTTATTGGATGCAAATGGAGATCGAAGAACTTTTATTCATCCAAGATGTAAAGAATTGATAAAAGCACTTAGAACACTTACCTATGCTCCCAATACAGGTCTACCTAATAAGAATTTGGGTGTGGATCATGCTTTTGATGCTTTTGGTTATCTTTGTCTACAGCAATTTAATTTGGCAAAACCAGAGACATTAGGGCAGACTGCGTTTAGAATATATTAAGAGACTTCTTTATTTATGGCTTACGGCTCAATGACCCCAAAGAAAAAGAAAAAGAAGAAAAAGGGAGGTAAAAAGAGACATGAATGTACCTGTAAATAAAGCGTTATACTCCAGAGTGAAATCAGAAGCTAAACGTAAATTCAAAGTTTACCCTTCTGCTTACGCTAACGCATGGCTTGTACGAGAGTACAAAAAACGTGGTGGTACTTATCGAGTGGAGAAAAAACGTGGCAAGAAGTAGTGGTGGACTAACCCGTTGGTTTAAGGAAAACTGGGTAGATGTAAAAACTGGTAAGCCTTGTGGTCGTTCAGAAGGAGAAAAACGAGGTTATCCAGCTTGCCGACCTAAAAATCGTGTCTCAAGTAAGACACCTAAGACTGTTGGAGAGATGACAACAAGTGAAAAAGCTAGATTTAAACGTGAAAAAACTGGTAGTAAAAAGATAACTTATCAACATAGACGTAAAAAGAAGAAAAAATAACTGTGAAAAACGCAGTTTCAAGGTAATATATTGTTATAAGTAAATTTTTCTTAGAATCATGGCATTTTTTCGTGGCGAAGAAGGCTCTGTAGCTTTTGCAGCAGCAGGAGGCACACCTGGAGCTATAACTTCAACAACAGCTTGGAGTATGGATCTCACTAAAGATACTTTAGAGTGTACTGCTCATGGCGATACAGCTAGAAAGTATGTAGGATCTCTTATTTCGGGCACTGGTACAGCCGATATTTTATACACTGCTGCATCAGGCGATGAAACAGCAAATATTCTTTCAGACATAACAACAGCTGAAGATCCAGCAGATGCAAAATTTCATTTATTTTTAGATACTTCTGGTAATAAAAAATTAGAATTTAATGGAATTATTACAGGTGCATCAGTAAGTTCTACTGTTGGAGATATTTCTACAGTATCTATAAGTTTCCAAATGAGTGGTCCTGTTACTGCTTTTGACATCTAATGCCTAAAGGATCTTATTCGGGCAAACAAAGTAAACTTGCTGCGGTTGCTCCACCACGGGATAAGATTACGGCTGCTGATCTTAAAAAACTTAATGCAAAAAAGAAAAAGAGGAAAAAGAAATGAAAACTTTAACTCAAAGACAGAAAGATGCTTTAGCTAGGCATAAAAAGAAGGGTACTCATACCAGAAAACATATGGAAGAGATGAAAAACTTGATGTTAAAGGGGAAAACTTTTACTGAAGCTCATAAAATGACAATGAAGAAGGTGGGAAAATAATGCCACGCAAGAAAGGAGTCAGTTTATCTGTTGGAAGAGGCGAAAAGTCTAAGAGAGGTGGACTGACTGCTAAAGGACGAGCAAAATATAATAGAGCTACGGGTAGTAATTTACAAGCACCTGTTACTGAAAAAAATCCAACTGGTAAAAGAGCAGCGAGAAGAAAATCATTTTGTGCCCGTATGTCTGGGATGCCAGGGCCATTAAAAGATAAAAAAGGCAGACCTACAAGAAAAGCGTTAGCTTTAAAACGATGGAGGTGTTGAAATGACTTATGCTGTTCCTGGTCCAATTAGAACCAATATCGTTTCATCTACTTCTGTAGGTGGTATTGATAGTCCTTTTACTAGAACAAGGGCTGTTTTAGATATGATGAAAGGGTGGGAAATAATGAAAGCTGTTACAGAAGGTACTGAATATTTACGAGAAAATAGCGAAGCATTTTTGCCATTAGAACCAAGAGAAGATTTTGATGCTTATTTAGCTAGAGTAAATCGTGCTGTATTTAGTCCTTTTACACAAAGATTAATAAGAGCAGCTACAGGTCTTGTATTAAGAAAACCAATAACATTAACAGGAGATCCCTATTGGACAGAAATGTTTAAGATGAATGTTGATGGTTGTAAATCAGATTTAGATGAGTATGCCAGAAGAATATTGATGTGTTCTCTTACTTATGGTCAAAGTCATATTCTTGTCGATTATCCTGCACCATCTGGAGCATTAAGTCTTGCAGAGGAAAGAGAGCAAAACCGTAGACCTTATTGGATTGAAGTCGATCCTACAAATCTTTATGGTTGGAGATTGGATAGAGAATCAAATTATGGAAATTTAATACAAGCTCGAATTGCAGAAAAGGCTGTATTACCTGATGGAGATTTTGGAGAAAAGGTTTATGACCAGATAAGAGTAATAGAACCTGGTCGGTATAGAATTTTTCGTAAGAAAGAGCAGATTGAAGAAATGTATGATGTTTCTGATAATAGTGTGACGGGAAATTTTGAGATGGGATCAGCAGATAAAGATTATCAGCAAGTTGAATCTGGTAGTTTTTCTCTTGGAGAAATACCTTTAGTTACTGTTTATTCTGGTAAAACTGAAAATTTAGTAAGTAAACCACCTTTACTTGATATTGCATATTTGAATCTTGCACATTTTCAAAGACAAGCTGATTTAATTCATAGTTTGCACGTTGCATCACAACCAATGCTTGTAATGGAAGGATATGACGATCAGACAAAAGACTTAGCTATTTCTGTTAATTATGCGATGGCAACTCAACCTGGTAATAAAGTTTATTATGTAGAACCAGCCAGTAGTGCTTTTGATGCTCAATCTGCTGAAATTAAAGAGTTGCAGATGCAGATGGCTACTCTTGGTATTAGTACTTTAAGTCAACAGAAGTTTGTAGCTGAATCTGCTGATGCAAGAAGATTAGACAGAGTGGATACTAATTCTATGCTTGCAATGGTTTCTATGGAATTAGAACAGAAATTACAGAAAGCATTTAATTTATCTGCTGAATATGTTGGTATTGAACCACCAGAAGTAAAGATTAGTAGAGACTTTGATATTGAAAGATTAATTGGACAGGATATTACAGCGTTAACATCTTTATTCGATCAGCAAGTCATTGATAGAGAAGAATTTAGAGACATTTTAGTACAGGGAGAAGTGTTACCATCAGCGAATGAAGCCAAATCTGAATAGTTTGGTAAACTAAGAAGCAAGTACATACATTTTTATGGCTGGATCTATTGATAAAGTTCTTCAATCTGATGGAACTTATAAATGGGAAGTGGTAGAACCAAAAACTGCATCACAAAAAGCTGCTGAAGTTTCTGCTGCCACCACACCAAAAGAAACTAAGAAAAAAGTTTCAAAAAAGAAAACTACCGATCTACTTTCTGACTAATTTATGGCAATCGAAGAAAAAGTAATTCAGCCTGAGTCTGTGACCAATGCTGAACAGTCTGTGACTGAAACTCCTTCACAAACAGCACAACCAACACAACCACAAGCTCCTAATTTAGATTCTGTGAAAGCAGAATATGAAGCACAAGTAGCTGCTGCACGAAAAGAAGCTGCTGAAGCACAGGAAAAATTTAAAGGCATCAAAACAAAACTTGATGATGTTTACAAACAGAAAGAGGAAAAACGAACCAAAGATTTAGAAGAGCAGGGTCAATGGAAAACTCTTTGGGAAGAAGCTAATAAAACAAATCAGGAAAAAGATCAAAAGATAATAAATTTATCTCAACAGTTAGAAGATATGAAGACTTCTAATGAAGTCGCTTCGACCAAGACCACAGCCCTTGCTGCTATTAGTAATCTTGGAGCGATTAATGCAGAACAAACTTTATCGTTACTACAAGGTAAGTTACAGAAAAATAATGAAGGTAAAGTAGTTGTTCTTAATGGTGGTGTAGAACAAGATTTAAATACTTATCTTTCAAGTCTTAAAAACCCTGGAAGTGGTTGGGAACATCATTTTAAACCTAGTAGTGCAGCAGGAATGGGTGCAAAACCTAGTCCTATAGCAAATGCTTCTGGAGGTCAAGTAAACCCTTGGAAAACGGGCAACCTGACTCAACAAATGCTACTATTAGAGCAAGATCCGCAGCTTGCAGCAGTGCTCAAGCAAGAGGCTCAAACTAAATAGTTAATTTCCGTGAAATTGACCCCCTTATCTGTGATTAGGGTATCGCAAAACTTAAAAAGGTAATCTGAATGGCTGCTCCGTTTCAGAATTATTCTGGCGGTGTCCTACTAGCGGACATCGTTAAGAGAAATAATCTCAGCACATATGTTTCCGAAGCTATCAA